TCGCGCAGCTTGGCGCGGTACTCGGCGGTGATCGCCTTCAGTTCGTCGTTGGTGTACTTGCGGGGACGGTGATCGGCTTCCAGAGCCTCTACAGCTTCCAGGCCGATGCGTTCGATCAAGCCCTCACGGAAGCCCTGGGAAACGGTAAGCCCCTTCCTGGCGTACTTGCTGGAGCCGGCGTTACAGGCCTTGCATTGAAGCCATATGTTGGATGGCTCCAGGCGGTGCTCGGGCCTTGCCCCCTTGCCGAGAAAATGCCCTGCGTCGAATGCACCTCCAGTCTTCCAGCCTTGTTCGGCTAGTACCTCGGCCTGAGACTTGCCGCAGCTTATGCAGCCGCTTCCGATGGACAGTTCGTAGGTGCGCCGGTAGTCCCGAACGGCTTTCTCTGCATCTTTGATGTGGTCGCTGTGCGTCTTCAGCCTCTCCTTCCGAACCTTGATCTCCCGCCGCTCGCGGTCTGCGATTGCCTTCCGCGCCGGCTTTGAGTGCTTGTCCTTGATGGCCAGGGCGCAGGCTGGCGAGCAGACCTTTTGCGTGCTGCTGAAGCGAGGGGTGAACTCCTGGCTGCATGCAGGGTTCTGGCACTTTTTCAGTTTCGGCTTTGCCTCAATCACAGCCGCCTCCTCGACTCTCGCTCTACCTCTTCCTTGAAACGCCGAAACCTGCGCTGATATTCCTCGAAGGACGAGTCACGACGCTGGCAGTAGATGGTTATGCCAGCGAATACCACGAACAGGGCGAAGAAGATGGATGCCTCAATGACAAGTTCACCGCTCATGCCTCGACCTCCTTCGCCTTCTGCTGCTCGGGCTGGAAGTCGCCTTTCAGTGGCATCAACCACTTCTCCCAAACGATGGCGCCTTGATCGTCCACTACCCACACCGGCTCGCCGTCAGGGGTTTCATAAACTCCTGGGTCCATGGGGTTCGAGCGATCAACCGGTCCAACCAAATGGCGGCTTATCAGTTCGACGCAGGTTCCAACCACCGGAGGGAAGGTGTGATTGATCACAAGCGCCAGGTCTCCTGCCTTGAACTTGCTCATGCGAAAGTCCCCATCTGATCAGCCGCCGCCATGGCGTCAGCCTCGTTTTCGAAGTGAGAGGAAAGGACCAGCCTCCAGCAGGCGGCAAACACGTCGCGATAGAGCGGCTCAAAAGCCGTGTCGTCCATGCTTGCCCAACTGATCGACTTGGCTTCCTTGCGAACGCCGTCAGGCGTGTGGATCAGGTGAAAGTGGCCGGCCTCGATGGTGATCCACTCGCGGAACGCCTCGCGGCTCTTCTCGACTGCCGGGAAGCGGCCCGCTCGATCAGCCTCAAGCTTGGCGATGTACGCGGCGACGGCGTTCTGCAATTGGCCAGGACGCCCATTCAGATCCTCGAAGTATTTGGCCAGCCCGCGGATGCCACGCATCTCCTGGCGCGGCACAAGACCACCTTTCGGCTCCCAGTACTCCCATGCGAGATCCAACATGGCGAAGAACTTGCCGTGGAACTTGGCATTGCGCATCCGGGTGAATTTCCCGTGGACGACCTGGCCGGCCTTCCACTTCTGAACGGTTTCGCGATCTGCCTCGGTCGCCGGGACCAGGCCCTGGGCTGTGCGGATGAGAGCGAGTTCAGCCACGGCGCTTTCCCTTCTTCTGCTTGCACTCCCGGCGCTGCTTGCTGATAGGCTTCTGCATTGCATCTTCAATCGACCAACCACGATTTAGCCGGCTGCGCAGAGTGCATTCGGGAATACCAAGCTGGCCTGCCCACTGAGAAACTGTTTGCCGCCTACCTAGATACTCAACGAAGGTGTTTCTTCTAGTGTTATTCATCTGTTCTAAGGCAGTTGCCCAGCGGCAGTTTTCCTTGAAGTAACCTGCGTCGTTGTCAATTCGATCAAGGGAGGTGGCGTCTGGCCTTTCGCCCATATCAGCCAGGAAGTTGGCGAACGTCATCCACCTTTCACAAACAGTGATTCCTCTGCCTTGGTAGTCGACATATCGCTTGTTAGAGGGATTCGTACAGCGATCAATCATGTTGCTCCATGAGCTGTACGTTGGAGTTCCGGTCATCCCGTGAGAAAACCGAGAGCAACCGCAACTGGTCGTAGTTCGGTTTCTCATCAGATTTCCTCGGCGCATAATGACTCGGTTACCGCAGTCGCAACGGCAAACCCAATGGGAAGCCTTGCCGGCGCAGTGGGAGAATGCTTCAACAACCACCTTGCCCACCCGAAGCCCGATGATGCTTTCAGCGTCCATTGATTGCCTCCAAGCATTCCTGGCAAGAAAGGCACTTCCGAACCCCAGGAACGAGTGCCCGCCGCGCTACCGGAATCTCTTCTCCGCAGTCCTCGCAGTCGGCCAGGCTCTCCCCCAAGTAATGGATGTACTGGACTCGGGCATTAAGCCGTTCGGCAAGTTCACGCTCGGCGTAGTCGTTGGCGATGTCTACGATATCCATGTCACTCACCCTCCCCTTGCAGGCTCTTCAGTAGTGCTTTGAGCTGGCGATAGCTTTCCATCGACTTAGCGTTCGATTCGCGTTCCTGCTCGACTGCCAGAGCGACGTCCTCGATTCGATCAGACAGGCGCTTCATGTGCTCAGCCATGCCAACGATCTCGGTTGCCAGTTCGCCCAGCATCTCCAGCGGGGAGGAAGAGCGCTTCGGTTCGGGCTGGGTTTCGATCTTCTTCGCGGGTTCGCCCATCTTCGGCTCCTGAGGCTTGGTCTTTTTCTCGACTTGGATTCGTTGGTAGTGGTCAGTACCAGTGCGGCGGATCAGTCCGGAATCGACGAGATCGCGCAGACAGCCCTGGACAATTCGAACGTCCGGCGTGCTTCCGGTCATGTTGCGAAGTGCGGTGAGCACCTGGAACGAACGCCAGGGCTCAGAGATCGGTACGCACTCGTAGACCTTCTTCGCGATTCCGGTCTGGCCCTGCATGAGGGATTCCTGTTTTGCGGGAGTCACTGTTCAACCCTCCCCTCCGGCCAAATGCTCTTCACGACATCAACCGGGTCGCAGTCTTCCATCAAGATCATCGTGAAGCGCTTGGCGCCTACGATTACGGTCCAAGAGCGTTTCATTTGGAGGCCCTCATCTCTTCTGGATCGGACTCTGCGCACTCCATAACGGCCGGGAAGTAACGGTTGCGCCACCAAGCGATGCCTCGATCTGACATAGACAGCTCGCGATCAACCGAGCAACGATCTTCGTTGGTTCGCCTATGGGTAAGCCGGAGGTAGTCCTCCGCCTCACTCCTGCCCATCATTTCGAGCAGGACCTCATCAACGACTTCGCTAGCTGGGCGCAGGCAATCCAGAATGTCTTCACGGACCGATAGAATTGCCTTGAGCCATGCGCCCTCCCCCGCGGCTGTAAGAAATATCTGACCTAACCAATCAAGCGACATTTCCACCCACTCCTCGTTGCGCGGAACCAGCAGGTAACAATTCATGAACCCGCGCGTGTCGCTCTGCGGCCTGGAAACCAGAAATACCACTGGCCGCCCGGTGTACTTGCGCGTCTGATCTGCTTTGGCCACCTCGATCTCGGTCGGTCGCGCACCTTTGACTTCGAGATACATATCTGCCGCTGGAAGGTAGAAATCCGGCAAGTACTTGCATCCCTCGACTTGAATAAGATGCGGCTCGTAGAGATAGAAGATATCCGCCGCATCCATTAATCGAGCCCACATCAACTCGGTGTAGGAGCGCAGTTTGTATCCCTGGTGCTGATAGATAGTCCGCCGCCTTTCATCACCTTTCATCACCAGTCCTCCTTCTGCTCGGGCTGTTCGCGGTAGTGGCTTGCAAGAGGAACGAATCGGGATTTGCTCCCCTGGAAGGAGGTGAATACGCTGCCGATCTCTCCGTCCCGATTCTTCCGGACAAGGATTTCGCCGATGCCTTTCCTATCGCTGTTCGGGAAATAGACTTCATCGCGGTACACGAACATCACGATGTCCGCGTCTTGCTCGATGGCGCCGGACTCGCGTAGGTCGCTGAGCACCGGGCGCTTATCCGGGCGAGACTCACATCCACGGTTGAGCTGACAGAGGGGGAGCACAGGGCACCCAATCTCTCTGGCCAACAGCTTCATCTGACGCGACATGGTGGTGACGTCATCCACCCTCCCCTTGCCCTCCCCTTCCACGAGGCCCAGGTAGTCGATGACGACCAGGGCCAGGTCACCCATGCGGTGCTTCTGCCGTCGGGCAATGGAGCGAATGCGCGGCATCGTCATGACCGGTACGTCGCTCACGGCGATCTTGGCGTCGCGCAGCTTCAGGGTGGCTGCAGCGAGTTCTGTAGACTCCTTGTGGGTACAGGAGCCGTCCTTGAGGTTCTGCAGGGGTATTCCGCCGACGGCCGCGATCAGGCGATCCATTAGCTGGCTCTTGGTCATCTCGAGACTGATCACAAGAACCGGCCTGTTCTGCTTGATGGCCACGTCTGCTGCGATGTTCATCGCAAGGGTGGTTTTGCCCATTGCAGGGCGACCAGCGATGACAATCATCTGTCCAGGCTTCAGGCCCTGCGTGTACTGGTCGAGGTCGGGAATTCCGGTGCTCAAACCATCCAACATGTCGCCTTTCTGCGCTCGGTCATGGCGCTCCTGAAGCACCTCTACGTGGTCGCGCAGAATGTCTCCAACCATTTGGCACTCACCGGTAGTACCGCCCGCATCCAAACCGAGTACAAGGGCCTGAGCCTGAGCGATCTTGTCTTCGATTGAACAATTCTGATGAGCAACCTCCTCGATCCCACTGGCTACATCAGCTATCTGGCGTGAGATGGCTCGCTCACGAACGATCCGTGCGTACTCCTTGGCATTCGCCACGCTGACGATGTTGCTCAGGATTTCCCCGACGTAAGCCATCGTCCGGGTTTCGTCGCAAAGGAACTCTTTGGCCTCCGCCAGAGTGATGATGTCAATCGGCGTGCCGGCAGACTCCAGATCAAGAATCAGCCGATACAGGTCTGCGTTGACGCTGTATGCGAACGCGTCGGGGGAAAGCTCTTCGGACAGAACGCTAATCAGGTGCGGCTGTTTGAGCATGGCGCCCAGCACGCCGTGTTCCGCCTCCAGGCTGTGAAGTTCGATCATGCTTGCTCCTCCAACTGACGGAACACGGCACGCGAGCAGATCACCTCGAGACGCGGAACTACGTTGGCGCCGCGATACCAAATTTGGCTGGTGCGATTCGCACGCTCGAAGATGGTCTTCCAGAACGGGCTAGCCTGGTGGGATTCGCTCTCGTTCCAGCGCTCAACGATCAGGGCGCGGAGAACCTTGTCGCCGACAACCGCGACAGCCGGCAGGTTCGGGCAAACGCGGTGGTACAGGTCAATGATCTTGTCGACCGGAACGCCAGTCTCGCTCACAGACTTGGTGGCGCTCTTTGCCAGCCATTTGACCAGGAACATGCGCCAGTTCTTCTTGGCCTTTCGGGGATTTGCAGCAGCCCACACAGCAGCCCGTGCGATCTCTGCCTCGACGTCAACCGGGGAGTACGCGTTGGCCCATTTGGTAATCAGGGCCGGTTCGACTTGGAAGTCCTCGCCATCGAACGAAACCCCGTTGGATTTCTTGACCGGAGCGTGATCAGCCCCCTGGGGGGCGGAAATCTGTTCCGAAGGAACAGTTTCAGGGGGTAGATCTTCTTTCTTTGTATAGAGAAGGGAGTGAGCAGTTTTGGTCTCACTCACCTTATCGCCGAGTGAGATCACATTGTCCGAGTGAGATGATTTGGTCTCACTGAGACGTTCTTTCTTCTGATCGTGAAATGCCCATTCGCTGGCGGGAGAAACGCCCAGCTCACCGCGGCTTCCCCCGATGCGGAACAGGATGCGTCTCTCCAGCAGATGGCTGATCGCTTTTGACACCACGTCGCGGCGCATGTTGGTCAGCGCGCCAATCTCGTCGGCGGTGAGGCGCTTTGCCTCAACTTGATATCCAATCGTCTGGCGGCATATCGCGAAAAGCACTCGGAACTCGCGGGCAGGCAAATCCACCTTGGCCAGCGATTCCATCAAGCTGTTGTCCATCCGGGTAAACCCCCCGGTGTTGCGTAATGAAACGATATTGCTCATACTCGGTCCGTCCGTTTGCTATTTCCCACGCGTGATTCGGCTGCCACCGATCCACGCACCGACAAAGCCCTGTAGTAGTCGCTCAGGGCTTTGTTGTATCTGCGCCTCCACTCACTCGA